CCGGTAAACCTTCGAGCTTGGTTCCAACTTCACTCGTTATTTCACCTTTAGGATTTTTCAGTTCCCTGTGTCGGTACAGAGCGGTCTTCGGCTGCCACTCGTCGATGTACTCCCAGGAATACCCCTGACTAACTAATTCATCTCTTAATGCAGTACGTTCGCTAGTGCTTATTGCCATACTTTTCACCTATTCCTAATCAGTTGTTGCAGGTACAGATGAATCCAACGTCAGACCTGCTCCCCTGCTGTCATCAAGTTCAAAGACACCGTAATCGCTTGTCAGTATCACCTCGGTTGCCCGAAGGGACGCATCACGCTCTCGCTCTGTCCTGGTATCTACGCTCTTGAGGACTGCCATTGCTGTCTTGTCACCAATAAATCCTACGGTCGCTGCTGGTGTGGTTCGGGTGATGTTTCCATCTTCAAAGATAGGAACACCAAATATTGGTCGTATACCACTCCAGAAGTTACCGAGCAAGTCTTGTGACCATCCCGGTGTCATAGGATATGTGGCTGCTGTACCAGCAGCTTCCTTGGCGAGATCGAATATGGTAAATGGGTGGTGGTTGATGTACAACTGGGACCCAAAGTTGCTTCCCTTGGCATACGCAACCGAAGCGGCGACATTTTCTATATCAAAATTCCTGCCAGATTGTCCAAGGTCCACTGAGAACCCAGAGTAAAGAGCAGTCACATCGTTGTCTTTCTTCCGTGCCATCCCGTCACCGAGCTGGCGACCGATAATAGAGAAGACGTTATCGGCACTCTGTCGTGACAATTTATCTGTAATGATGACCTTTGCCCCAACTTCTGATGCGGTGAGATCAACGGTCGTCATCCCGATTTCTTCTTCGTCAACGATATCCTGTCCGTCAACGAGATCGGACATACTCATTTGTGCCACTTTTGGAACAGTGACCTGCTTCGCGCCCTTTGGCAATGTAAACGGCTCGATGAGGTTCATTGCCGGAGCGTTATGCTCTTCTGTGTACCTCGCGGATGCGAGGATAATCTTTTGTGCGTTCTCTAAATTTCCCGTCGTGGCTGTCTGGGCCATTTTATAACTCCTTTAGCTTCCGAACGTCATTCTTCGTACTGCTTCTACCGCCGCCGGTGATCGATCTCCATTGTTGTAAGCATCAACCAGGCGATCGTTTGAAGCAGATGATTCTGGCGATCCTTGGCTATTATCAAAATTTTGGGGAGGAACAGTTCCCTGTTCCAGTTCAGCTATCCGGGCATCTTTCGCCCGGTCCGATTGCATTTTCTTGGCCATTGATTCCATATCAGCAGGGCTTTGAGCCTGCAACAACTGATTAAAAACACTAGCAGAATTAGCATCAAGAAACCCATATTTCTGGGCAAAATGCAGGGTCGCTTGTACGCTTCCTGCCTGATTCCCCATCATATCGGCAAACTGCTTGTCTCTTTCTTTTTTTGCTGCGGTTTCTTTGATCCAATTTGTTGCCAATCCATCGGCAACATCTGGAGAAACACCCTGCTCCTCCAAATTATTCTTATATTGGTGTGCAGCCTTCCCCAGGCCCTGGAAGAACTGCTGCTCTTCCATCTGGGTGTTTTGTTGTTGCATCTGCTGAATTTGTTGCGGGCTTAAAGTAGGTGTTGCTTGTGGTTGCTGTTCCGGTAACGGTTGCTGCCCCGGTAATTCCTGTGGCGCCCCTTGTGCGCCCATTGCATTTCCTTGAACGGCTCCATCTGGCTGAGTTTCGACTTCCGGTGTTGCCGGTGTTTCCGGTGCAACAGGAGCGTCATCCAGCCCTGATTCGATGGACAGTTGTTCGGGTGACGTTAGATCCTGTCCTACAGGAGCGTCACTCTCAACAACCGGATTATTTTCGTTCGTTGTCATTTCCTTGGCCTCCAGACTCTATCCACATCTAGTACTTCCTGTCCCTTATACTACTACATATTGAAAACATGCGTTATCCGACCGGCTGTAATGATAAGTTTTTCTTGAATTGATCTACTGCCCGAAGGAAATTCGCGTCGTTTGCCCGCAGAGACGGCCTGGGATGCAAACCGTAATAATAAAGAATGATTTCTAATACCCCGCCCTGTTCCTGATCTTGCTGGAGCAGTTGTAGTTGTTGCTGTTCGAGAAGTCTTTCGGAATAACCGTACTGCGCCTTGACCGCAGCGTACATTTTCCTCTCGGTACCTTTGTTTATAAGATTTCTCCGGGCGCTATCGTTTGATCCCACATATCGTTCAATGTAAGGACCATATCGCTCCGGCATACGCGACTTCAATAAATTCGCCTTGTTTTCCTCAGTCATAATGTTCTTATATCCACTACGTTCGACCGTTCTCAAATGCATGATATCCGGCGTTAGTGTTTCCGGTTCTTTGATATACGCTTGACGCATCGGGCCGATCAGTTCATCACGACCAATCTGTCGCAAATGATCTTCCCGGGATTTCAGGGACGCATCAAACCGTGCCGTCACAGCTTGCGGAAGCTTTAAATATAATCCTTCGGGAATCGGTTTGACGTTGGTGTTACGATCGACAAACGCAATCTTTTCAGGATCGTTCCCCCAGCTTTCCTTCAATATCTCATATTGTGCATCATACATTTTCGGATCGTACGTTTTGTACAATGCATACACTTGTTCAAGTGCCTTCTGGTTTTCTGTCAGATCTGCATCAGTACCAGATCTGAATCCTGCGTCCTCACGCGCCTTACGCATATATCCCCGGGATTCATTTTCAATCTTGTAAAACGAGATTGCCATTTCTTGCGGCGTGAGGTCTGTCCTCTCACCCAGTTCCTTTAATTCTTGAAGCCTTCTCTCGCGCTCTCTTGAGAAATCTGATTCAGGCAAATTGTATTGTGACCCAGCAATCTGGTCCACAATATCCTGTTGGTAATCCTCGGGCATTGCCCCGTAAGGTTGCTGGAATAAATCCTGAGACACGATATTTCTGGGATTTGCCGGGAATTCCCGCGCTCCCAAAGCACTCACGGGCCCCCTCTCAGGACCCGGTAGTGCACTTGCAATATCGCTCGGGCTCCAGGACTTTGCCTCTTCTATCGGCTCAACCAAGTAAGGAGCAAGCCAGAACGGAAGCACTCTTTCCAATACTTGTGCTGGCACCCCTCGCATATTCCAAACAGGGTCACCAAAATAATCCGTATTGGTCATAGCAGCCCATCCCAAACTCGTTGCAGGAGATGCCGACCCACGAACAGTTTTCCCAACGGAAGCGGCCAGATTGGACATTTTTTCTGGAACACCCTGTCCTTCTGACAGTCCCGTTGCAAATCGGGCAAGCATCTTTATGTTTGATACAAATGCACCCCCAAGTCCCATCTCTGTTTTCCCAAGACGAATCGTCATAAATCGTGGATCTGTTGGATTAAATATGGGCCACACATTGAAATCAAATGGAAGCCACTCCATGCCCTTCACCGGAGTTGCCTTTCCGGTAATTGGAGCCCGATCCCTGTTCGCCGGATCGCGTACTCCCATTAAGAAAGAAATACCGCCCATAAAGAACATTGCAGAAGCAGCCAGATGAGCCAGTCCTCTCCGGGCAACCTTCCCGCGTGTTCCACCCTGCATGGCATCAACCATAAGAGCACCGACAGCGCGTCGATATCGTGGTGCGTAGAGCAGGAAAGCTCCCTCAAGCTGTCTCCGACTGGCGCTCACGCCAAGACTGCGTGAGCTGCTGATACCTACCATATGATCGACGACATCAGATAAACCGCTCAGCTCCTTCGCTCGGTCTACACCTGTGAAGTTCAGCTTGACGTCTTTGCTCATTGCTTTATACAGTTCGATCCGCGCAACATCCATGAACGCATTAAATGCAGCCGATGCTTTCTGAGCGACATTTCCGGCAAGACCTCGTGCTCCTCCGCGCCCTGCCCAGTCATATAAGAACCCCGTTGTTGCTGCTGACGCATACTCTGAAGCAAGGAACGGTGACGACCCACTCGAGATCATTTCCTGAACCACATCCGCGTTATCCCGAAGGTACTTCTGGAGAGTTTCAGGTTGTAAAAACGCCTTGAGTGATAGGTGCGCCGACTTTGCAAAAATCTTTGGATGACTAGAAGCAAGGACCTGACCCTGAATCAACAGATATCCGGGGTCGATTCCTGTCTGGAGGAACCGAGACATGTTTCCAATATTTTCAAATCTCCCCAAAAGAGGGCTTCCAACATCCCGCACAATTTCATCCAGTGCGTTCTTAGTCTCCTGGTCCACAATAATGCCGCGAAATCTCTTCCCTATACCTGGGGTCGTGACATCCAGAAGCGTTTCCCCTTTTGCCGGGGGAGCTACATCTTGACCAAGTCCGCGTCGTGCAGATAGGAGTTTTTCGTCCACCATCCAATCTACGAAATCCTTATCAACCAACATCTGATGGGACGCCCGAAGAGTGGATTCGACAATATCGTTCGGGTCAATCATGTACGATTGCCCATCTGCTACTGCCTCTGCGATCGTGTCATATTGCCTGATCTGTTCCTGCGTCATTTCTCGACCGACAATATTGACGTTTTTCTGGTTTCCAAGGAGATCCTTATCCATTAGAGCAATTCTCGGGAAGTACTCCTGTCCACCACGACCAAGGTCAATATCTAAAACTTGCTGACCAATCGGACCGTCCAACCGGAAGTCACTCAAATCGATATTAGCCTTATTCAGTTCCAGTAGTCGGTCGTCTCGCAATAATCTCCAGATATCAACCCATTGCTGTTGCCCTCGTGTCAACATATAGTTGTCCGGTTTACTCAAGACCTCAAGAATATGACTGCTTTTTTCTATTTTCACCCCGGGCTTGACACGTATACCGATGACATTTCCGTTCTGATCAATATCCCAGACCCTTCCAAGAGCTCGGAGAGGAGCGACTCCAGCAGTTGCTGCTGCCTGTGCGGAATCCTGTAATTTTTTATAAGCAATTACTCCTCGTCCCATCGGATTTTCTGCCATGAGAGACGGGTTGATCTGTTGCCCAACCCCAGCCTGCTTTACCCCTGCTATAGAAACAAGGCGTCTTCCTAAGTTCCGTGTCCAGTTAGGAATGAAGTTTGTCTCAAGGACATCTTTTGTCTTTGGAACGGTGAGGAAACGCGCTCCTGACTCATGTGCAGCCTTCAGCTCCAAGGGGGTCAACTCGCCTGATCCTCCTCCAACGGGAGGAAGATCCTTGGTCCTTCTCTCCATTTCCAACTCGGCAAGCCCTAGTTTAGGGTCCCTCTGCCTTGACGGTAGTGCTTTCAATTCCCGTATGTGACTACCTAATTCATCATCCGACATTTCGACCAATTTGGGAGCCTCGGTGTCAACCACCCATTTGAAGGGCCTTCCACCTCTACCAACATACAGACCTTCTTTGTCCATAGCCATTTGCACGAGCTCGTCTACTTGCTGTTTTAAAGTAAATTCAGACCGTGAAGACCAAGTATCTCCCATAGGATGCGAAATAGTTTTTATTGACCGTGTTGGTTCAATAGCAGGTATTGCGCCGGGAGAAGGAGCCACCGCACCGAAATCCATTGCAGTTTGTTCCTTGGGTACGGTTGGAGCATCTGTAACTTTTGGAACCGTTTCAACGTCCATACCCAACATTTGCGCGAATCTTTTTTGTTCCTCTTTCTCTTGTTCTGCTTGTTCTTTTTCATCTGTTATAATTTCATCCATAGTTTTACTCCATTTTTCAGGACTAGGATGAGC